ACCTAAGAAAATCAAAACAACTGAAGAAGTAGAATTTAATAAAGAAGAAGTTATCGAAGAGATCGGTGCTGTTATTAAAGAATTACTTACTGAAGTTAGAAACGATGTTAGTAGATTATCTTCAGAATTAGAAGAAATTAAAGGAACTAACGAAGCTTTAGAAGTTGAAAAAGAAACTTTAAGTGCACAATTAGAAGAACTATCTAAAGAACCAGCTTCAGAACCTGTAACTACAAACAAGTTTTCTAATAAAAAGAACACTAAAGAATTGTCTACCTCTGACTATAGAAGTATGAGTAGACAAGAGAAATACTGGTATAACATTAATAATAACTAAAAAATAAAAAAACGATGGCATTAACTATTACATCAAGCTCGTATGCTGGAAAACACGCAGGAGCTTACGTATCGGCAGCTTTAAAAGCAGCTGACAGTTTAGAGTACTTAACTGTAAGAGAGAACGTAAATTACAAGGAAGTAATCAACAAGGTAGCAGGAGCAAACCTAGTAAAAGACGCAACTTGTGACTTTACAGAAAATTCTGCAACATTAACACTAACAGAACAAGTTTTAGAAGTAGAACCTTTTCAAATTAACATTGACGTTTGTAAAAAAACTATGTTATCTGACTGGGCTTACCACCAACAAGACGACTTCGTAGCTTACGCAATGACTTACTTATCAGATAGTATTGCAGACAGTATCGAGTTTAACATCTGGCAAGGTAACACTTCTACATCAGGACAATTTAACGCTTTATCTGCTTCAGGTATGACTACATCTTCTGCTTCTGCAGCTTATACAGCAGCTAACATCATAGCTAACTTAGGTACTTTAGCAGCTGATATACCAGCAGCAATTTACGGAAAAGACGATCTTTACCTGTATATGAATAAGAAGACTTACAGATTTTACTTATCTGCTATTTCTGCTTTATCTGCATTCCCTTTCAACCATATGGGGCAATACACACCAGAATTTGAAGGTATTAAAATTGCTGTTTGTTCGGGTGTAGCTGACAACGTAATGTGGGCAGGTACTAAGTCTAACGTATTCTTCGGTACTTCTTTAGAAAGTGACTTAACAGCTGTTAAAGTTTTAGATATGGCTGATTTAGACGGTTCAGATAACGTAAGAATGGTTTGTAGATATACTGCAGGTGTTCAAGTTGGTGTACCTTCAGACTTTACTAAACAATCATAATTATTAACCTTTAAAACCTAAAAACAAATGGCTTGTAATTTAACAAAAGGACGTAACATAACTTGTAGAGATGGTATCGGTGGTATTAAAGCTATCTATATCGCACAACACGACGAATTAACGTCTTACACAGCAGCTAGTGGTGAAGTAACAGACTTCGATTTAGGTTCAGGTGACGACTTATATAAGTATTTACTTAAAAGAGGTACAGGAAGTGTAACAGAAACTATTAACGCATCTAGCGAAAATGGTACTGTATTTTATACACACTCTGTAAATGTAAAACTACATAACTTAACTAAAGAAGACCAAAACGAAATTAAACTATTAGCACAGCAAAGAATGGTTATTTTCGCAGAACTAAACCAATTAAACGCTTCAGGTAAAAATACTATTGTAGCTTTAGGTTTAGACAACGGTTGTGAATTATCTGCAGGTACATCTACTTCAGGTGTAAGTCTTGCGGACAGTGTAGGTTACGATTTTACTTTCGAAGCTATGGAACCTAATCCAATGCAACTAGTAGCGGACTATACAACAGTACCGTTCGACAACTCAGCGTTTACAATTAACGCAATAGTGACTTCTTAAAACCTTAAATGGTTTTGTTTTCATATTTATTAAGGGGGTGGCAATAGCCGCCCCTTTTTTTTAACTTAAAATAAAAAAGATGTATAAACTAAAAGACGAATACAAAGGTGTTACAGTAAATAAAACGGGTAGAATGATTATATTAGATAACGTACGATCTGACGAAGTAGAATTATTAGGAGTAGAACACTTTTTTACAAAGACTAAGAAAAAGACAGTTTCAACAAAAGACAAATAAATTACTTGTTTTTATATTATATAGTATGATAACAGGAGTTTACAGCCAGTCAATAGATACATATTTGACTTTAGAAGAAAAGAGAATACATACCGCTGTAGACGCTTCTAAGGTTAAATATTTGTTTAAGTTTACTAATGATATGACGGGTACAGTAAAGTATGCTTACGGTGTTAAAGGTACAACTAACGACAGATACGTTAAAAACACTTTTACACACAATACTACAGAAGATGTTTATCAAGGCAGGGTAAATTTTAAACCTTTCGGGTTTTGGAAATACGAAGTTTACGAGGTTACTTGGTTAGGTGTAGTATCTTTACAAGGGGCTTCTACAGCGCCTTCAACAGAAATACCGCCAGCTTTACCTACGGGCGACCCTGATTTTGGAGTAGTAAAAGGAAAAGTAGAAGAAGGTAAACTATACATACAAGAAAGAGCAGGACAAGAACAAGTAAAATATACAAAACATACAACAACAGAAACTAATTATTTATATACAAATTAAAAACTATGAGTTTAATAGACAATAACAATACTCTTTTAAGAGAACAACTAGGTAAGGGTGCAGGTATAGTATTTACTACTGCTAACCAAACAACAAAAGACTTTTACGCAATACATTTTGTAGTAGAAAGTGTAATAGCTTCTATAACTATGGCAAACTTAACAGGTGAAAGTGCTTTACATACTACAATACCAGCGGGAACGGTTATATTTGGTAGATGTACGCAAATACAACTTACGTCTGGTGTAGCAATAGGATATACTGAAACAGACGGTAAAACTGGCGAATAATGAAACTAGGACTAGGTCTTAATATAAAAACTACAGGTAGCGAATTTACACCTGCTAACATTAGTTCGCTTATACATTGGTATAAATCTAATGAAGGTATAAGTACGTTTCTTGTAGCGGGTGCGGGTAATTATATAGTAACTGAATGGCAAGACGCTAAAGGTAGTAATCATTTAGTAGATACTATGGAACCAGCTAATACAAGTGCTTACAATATAGCACACCCAAAACTAGACAGTGGTAAAGTTGTATTTGACCACGGTGGCGACCAACTAGATTTTACAACTGACTTATCTTTAGGAACATTTGCTATTTATATAAGGGCTTCTTTTGCAAATTCTGTAGGTTCTCATCAAGTATTTGAAGATACTAATAATTTTGTTAAAATACAGAGTTCTACAGAAGCTAGGTTTAAAATGTCAGGTAATAGACACGACTTTACTTTACCTATAACACTTGAAGCAGATACTACTTACAATATAGGTTGGGAACGTGAAGACACAGGAAGCACTACAGATGATAGAATGCAGATATATGTAAATAATGCAGAGGGTTCTTTTAAAAGTGGTGGTACAGGAGATGGAACACAAGCAATTACAGACACATTAGATTTAAAAAAAATAGGAGACCCAGCAAATGCAATGCACGTAACAGAGATTGTAATTTGTAACGACGCTTTATCTGCTTCGGACAGAACTAAACTAAATACATACTTTAATAAATTATAATGAAAAACAAAAAGAAAGTAGATTTTAAAGAAAGTATTTTAAATGTAAACTTTGAAACACAAACAGCACCTGTAATACAGGAAGCAATGGGTAAAGATTTTATAGAATACGGTACAGAAAACTATAAGAACTTGTACCCACAATTTTTAATAGACCTTTTCTACAACAGCTCAACGCACGCCGCTATAGTATCAACTGTTTCGGATATGATTGCAGGAGAAAGTATAACAGTAGAAGAAAGCGACAATTTAGACGCTTACGTTAAACTTAAAAGGTTCTTAGCACAGGCAAATAGTAAAGGTGAAAGTTTACACAGTGTAGTTAAGAAAATTGCTTTTGATTTTAAACTTCAGGGAGCATACGCTTTAAACGTAGTTTGGAGTAAAGACCGTACTACCATATCGGATTTGTACCACATACCCGTAGAACGTATAAGAATGAGTAAACCAGACGCTTTAGGTAGAGTTTCAGAATACTATGTAAGTGCAGACTGGAGTAATACCAGGAGAAACAAACCACAAGTAGTACCAGCGTTTAATGTAAACGACAGAACAAACCCTAATG